AGCTTCAAGCTTCTCATCATCACCATCCAAAAGTGCAGATTGGTCTGCAAATTCGGACTTATCATAGTTACGATAACCTTCAACATTACGAATCTTCAGTTTGAAGTTTGCGCCTTCCCACATATCAAATGGGTTGACAGGAGTTTCATCTGCGAATTCGGGATTCATCGCTTCTGTAATCTTGTCGAAAATCTTCTTACCAAATTTGTAAAGTTTGACTTGACCTTCATTCTCGGGAGAACTTGGATCAGAAACAACTAGAATATTGGCAACATAAGATAGTTTACGTTTTTGATTACGTGCGATATTCTTATTTGCGTCAATGCCAGAATTCCATAGTGTATTGTTGTGTTCACATACTGGACATTTTTCATTAAGTGTTGTCAGACAGTTATCAATGAACCAACCACCAGGTCCCTGAAAACCGTGAGAGAAAACACGAACCCAAGGCAACGCATCATCACCATCTGCTGCAGGTGCAGGTAGAAAACGAATAACAGCCATGCCGTTACCAGCTTTATCTACTTGCGGTTGCCAAAAACGTGTATCGTCTTTAGAACCAGCTTCAGCAGGTTGTGTTGTTGATTCAATTGCTTTGGTGAGTTTGGCGAGATCAGAACGATTTCGCTTGAGAGATGCAAAACTACTCATAGTACTTCCTTTCGTATAAACGGTGTATTAACGGAGTATAAACGACTTATCCACATAAACATAATATATCATTTATTTAGTAAAGCATCAAGCGTTTTTAAGGTATCTTTGACATCTTTGTGAAGTATGCCGATGCCGCCTGCTCTATTAAATTCTGTGATCACATCTTCGGTATCATCAATTAAAATGATATTCTTTTTCGCATATTCTTTTTTCTTCTTACGTCCAGAAACAATGTTTGGTTTGTATGCGATTCCATTTTTCTTAAGCCAAACTTTCTTTTGTTCTTCGACCAGGCTATGGTGTTTTAGTCCACCAGAAGAAGAAAGTATTTCAATGTTGACATCAAATCGTTTCAGATATGTCAAAAGTTCTTGACCACCAGGAAACCAATCTAGTTGTTCAAACTGTTTGTCTTTAATAAACTCTGGCCAAAACTTGGTGAAGTTTTTACGGTCACGCAATTTCAATGCATCTTCACCATATAAATCAACGAAGCGTTTCTCAAAATCACATAGAACGCCGTCCATATCCAAGTAAATTTTACTAATCACGATATCACCTTTTTAAGTATCATTTTGTATTTTACTATATCTTTTGGTAAAAATGCGGTAAACTTAACGATTCTTTGGTGTACAGTTGGCCAACGAATGGTGTCGGCAATCTTCTTTTCCCACATCGGTAAAAATCCAAGAATTTGAGCAAGAACACATAATGTGACGAATTCTATATCCTTTTGCAAACACATTCTGAGTAAAATAGGATAATCACCATCCACCACTTTGATTACATCATTTGGTTCATTCACTTTCTCAAAGATGTTTCTACAATCATTCTCAAAAGTATATGATAGTGATTGTAAAACTTTGAGGTATTCTCTGTAATTTACCTCAGCTTCTTCCTGCATCAAATCTGCAACCCATAGGTTTTCTTTTTGAAGCAAATTTGAAACCGTTAGGTTTACAAAATCGTCTTTGTCCGGGTATTTACGAGAAAGCTTGTAGTAATAGTATTTGTCTTTGCGATTCTCAAATGAATCAATAGACACTCTAGACTTGCCGTTGTATTTAAAATAATCGTATGATTTTTGTGTGAAGTGAAGTTTTAGTGCCTGAAATATTCCAAAGGTTTCATAACCAGTCATAAAGGTAATCTACTAGTTTTCGTCTTTAATAAATTGGCCTTTTCAGCCTGTTCTTGCATCTTCGCTTTAAGTGTTGAATTTACCAGAGTGGCAGCTACTTCTACCTCAAGGCCGGTTGTCTTGCAATATTCGACAATCGCCTCAAGATAGGAGTAGTCAGTATTTGCCACCATGCCTTCTATGGCCATGGCAAATTTTTTCATTTCATCTTTAGTAGGCATTAAAAAGGCAACGGTTCTTGTAGTGGACAGTTCTTATCAAAACAGGTGTGGTCTTTCATCAAGTCTGCATCTAGACCACAAACAGAACATCTTTCTTGTGCAAGTTCTTTGTTTTCCATTTGACGGAGAAGATCAGCAGCAACGTGAGCCATAACTGTTGTATCAGTTTCAAAATCTACTGGTTGTCCTGCACCATAAGAAGACAGATCAATATTGATATCATCATAATTAATTTCTTCATCTGGATACACAATGTCCAAAGTTCCAGAGATTTGATATCCAGATCCTTTCAGAAACATTTCAAACTGTTCTAAAATTGTTTCTAATGAATCTGCCTCAAACTCTACCGTAGTTTCAGAGGGAGTGTAACTATCAATTTGTTTAAAAACGTATTTCATTATTTTACAACCGTTTCATATAGAGTTTCAAATTGTTCATGCACAGCAACTTCTTCATCATAGTTTTGTTTATGATACACCTTAACCATACGATTAACTAGACGCTTTGGCAACTCTAATTGCTGGCAAATTTCTTTTACTTCTTCACGAATGAGTTCTTTTTCAGCTTCAGCACGTGCAAGTGAATCGGAACAAGTTTTCAATACCTTCAAAAGTTTTTCTTTGTCGGCAGGATTAGAGATTTTATTGATTGCGATTTGTTGAACAGCCATAATATACCTTTCTCAATTATTTTTTAGATTGTACCACAACTTCTTTACCAGATGCGGCAAATGCGACACATACAACATCATTTTCTTGAGCGTATGCACACCTTACTGCAACTGGATCAATACCTTTAGAAATTGCATTGTCGATGTTTTTTGACATCAAGATCCTATCATTAATGTGATACGTGGCAATTGCAAGCGCAGAAATAACGGCAATTATTGTACCGCATACTGCTAATGTGTTATCAAAATTCATGTATCATTCCTTTTTGTATAGAAAATATGAGTACCAATTTTAGTAACCTTTACCATGTTCTTCCAACCAGGCCTCACATAATCGGCATGATAGAAAAGAGAACCTTTTGTTGGATCAGGCAATCTTTCGTAATTAGCATAAACATATGTTGCTAAGTCACGAATCTCATTATACAGCGGATCGTCTCTCTTTGTCAACAGCTCATTTGTGTAGATGAACTTTGGCACCTTCTCACAATACCAAGAAAATTGGCAAACAACTTTTCTGTCTCCAATTTCTGCGACTCGTTTTTTTTGTTCGACAACATCACAAATAGTATCTGGAAAATCTCCAGATTTAACACGATTCAGAGTGACAAAGGCTACGGCTTTTTGACCCTCAACTGATTCATTTCGTGCTTCAAAGTAAATATTTTTTGCCAAACATTGCACTTGTTTTTGTGCTGTTGGTGTCAAACGTTCATAACTTGGATTAATTAATGGCGACTGATTTTTCAGAATCATTATCGTTACAACTGCAATCAATACAATAACTATGGTTGCGGTAATTGAAAAACGGTTAATCATTGAATCTCCTTGTTAAAAGGGTGGCCGAAACCACCCTAATCCATCAGGACTTTTTCTTTGTCTCCGTAGGAAGATTAGATACAAAGACATTAAGCGTTTGTGCTTTTGCTATAACATCTTTTTCTGATGGGAAAGGTGGGAACCCTGGATGTTTCGGTGGTTCTTCACCCTTTAATTTGGCGGTGTCAATTTCAACCTGCCATTGATTTGATATAATTTCACGTTGGCCAAAGTATTCGGCCTCTAACATACCTTGAGCCATTTTTAATAGTTCAAGACGAATTTCAAAAGGTGTCATATTAGACATAATTTTCTCCTGTGTGTTTGTGTGTGTGCCAGGACAATCCTGGTCTTTTATTTATGCTTTACCAAGACCAAGAAACGCAAGAATACCTTGTTCCTTTGGTCACCTCTTCTACTCTATGTGGATAAAGAAAGTTTGATGGAAAAACCATAACATCGCCAGTTCCCAATCTAAATTCGGTGTCTTGCCACATAATGAGTTCACCACCAGAATAATTGTCATTGAGTCCGGCCAGAAAGGTTAAAACTGGAATACCTGTTGGAGTATCACCGCGGCCGAATAGAGAATGAATGTGGTCGCAATGTTCAGCCATCACACGACCCTTTTTATACATGTTGTAACGCAAAGATGAAAAACCATGCCAACCATTCCACCAAGCAAAATTCATATCTTCTAGTACATATTTTTGTAGAGAATCCCAAACTCTCTGCATAAAATAAGGATGATTTGATGGATTGTCGTATGTCGTATCCAATTCTCTTTCGCCGCTTTGATTAACATCTTTATCACTTTTTGGTGAATAAAAAGTGTGTTGTTTCCACTTTTTCTTTTTTAATTGTTTGATGGCATTTTCGCACTCAGAAGAATCTAAAAATCCTCTGTAAATTTTAACATACGATTCTAAATTTTTATCCATTTAATCCCACAGTCCACGATAATATTTTCCAAACAAACGCAGACCATTATTGATGCGTTCATTGTGTTTCTGATAACCTTCAACATCAAACTTTTTAGTATGGTTTGGACCTTCTTTGAAGGTAAACAATGTCGGTTTACCATTCTCATCCCATTCACAAGCAACCGATTTCATATCATATTCACCAGTATGAAATTGTGCATCATGGTCTTCATCGCACAACTGTTCAAATGCCCAAATCATTTCACTCATGACCCAGTCCCATCGATCGTGAATGTCGCACTGCAACTTCTGTAAGTCTGGTTCGTGGTAAAAATCGAAACATTGCTGAGTATCCCACTCTTCAGTTTCAGTTGTTCTCATTTCTTCAGGAACATCTTCAAGGTCAACCATCTGAGAACCATGCTTTCTTTCTCTGAGTTGCTTGAGCATTGGCAGAATAATTGGAGCCAACGTAGTATCCATTGACCAAGTATCTTCAGGATCGATTTTGATATACTCGATACGAGGATGAACAAAATCAAGAAACTTTTGAAGACCTTTTGAAATTGGCTCTAGTCGATTGACCCATTTCTCATACTTGTGGTCTGGTTTGTCTTCAAGATTGTAGAAGACATCTTTGTCTTTCTCCCAGAAACAAACTTTCTCAAGTATGGTGTATGGAGAAATCCAGTGGTTGCGGTATCTGCTGATGTAAACTTTCATACGAAAAATAAACTATATCCTAGAAATGCAAATAAAGCAAGTATTGCCATCTTTGCGATGAATGAGATTAGGCCAAAGAAGAAGCCACGAAATAGATATAACACAATGACAGCCAAAAAGATAAAGGCAGAAGAACTGGCGTCAACTGGTGTATTTTCAATTTTGTCAATAACTGG